GTTGCATGTAAGGGTACGGGTAAAACCCGTCCTACACTTACGTGTAGGGGTGTGGACTAAGCTTCTAGGTTAGTCCACACAGTGGTTTCCCACTGTGTCCATTCCAGACCGAGACCGTCAAACGGTCTGGATTTGTCGACGAAGTCCCAATAGGGACTTCGACCTAGCTTCGACCTGTACCTAACATTATCATGCCTGATAGTGATAGAACAGGATACCAACTCGCCTAAGAGGAAAGACATAAGTAACCCTGGAGGGTTATATATGAGATTCCTCCGAACCCCCTTGGGGTAACGGATGACCCCGTCACCGAAAGTGATTCGCTTAGGTATCGACTCGAATCTTCGATATAACATCGTAAGGTTCTTGTCAAAACGACAGCGATACTTTCGGACGACACTGAGTGGGACGCGAAGACCAGCATCGTTATTTTCTCCATAAGGGACAAAGTAGTTTTCTACCTTTCCCGGAAGACAAGATAACAGATACTGAACACTATGCATAAGCATAATGCCTGTCCGAGCAGACCACTCATTGAGAAGGTTAATGGCGACGAGGGTGTCTTGGGTCGTTCCCCATCTACGAATGTAGACAGGACGACAGTACTGACCAGAGAACCAGTCAGCACCGCAAGACTCTCGGAACGGTCCTTCTAAGAAGGACTTAGATTCGTTAACTTTGAAGCCACAGAGTTGAAGGAGTTTGAGGACCCTTGAACCTGCCTCAGAAAGGCAGATTAGGTCATCCCCAAAACAGCCCCAATTCCTGTCTCCAGAGTCCCGTGGAGTAATGTTCAAACCACGGTACACGGATCTAATCAAGCAACTAAATATGATTGTCTGAAGAGGAAAGGTGAAACCATTCCCCATCGTACTAATCATATGTAGCTTGACAGGCCCCTGACCAAAATCTGTAAACTCACACCGGAGATCCATCAACATGGAAAATAACCATGAAGGTAGAATTTCGCGGCAGAGATTTACAGAGATAAGGTCAGAGGCAGATGAGAGATCAATAGTCCCAAAGGAACCATCGATACTCCCCTGTTTGGCGAGAGAACGATTAATGACGGGCTGTGTAGTCAGGTCGACATTAAAAGCCGACACTAACCTGTCAGTCATCAATGCGCCAAGCCCAAGCTGGAATAAAACATTCAGCGAGGGCTCAACGCAAATCATCCTACTCTTGCTTGACGTCTTTGGGACGAAGCTAGAACGACTACAGTTAGTCACACGAGGAAACCCAAACTTCCCGTAGCGGATGGACTCCGCATCTTGGAAATCGGGGAACCACTCGATGTAACTCCTATACAAACGGTATAGGCTTGTTGATGTAACAGCCATCTTGGAACTAAACAGCTTAGCATAAAAGCTTTGCTGAGAAGCACCGATAGCCGAACCAGGACCTGTACGACCCCGCTTCAGTAAATCGAAGTAGGAGTCAACAAGAACCCGACCACGAGGGTGGAAGAAATGATCTAATTCAACCTTCAATTCATTGAAGAGAAGGTGATCAGACTCATTCCAACCATCCTTGCTCCAGATCTCACAGCGGTTATTGGCCGATGTAAAATCTTTTCGCGACGATTCATCAGCGATATCCTGATCAACTGGAGGGACCTTTTTCAAGAGTCCTTTAACCAGAGAGAGGGATTGAAACTGCTGAACCGAAACGTCTGGGGGAATACTATCTAGGGATTGTAACCCCATAGATAGGTGCCCTACATCATCAAGAACTGCCGAGTAAAGAGCGGACGGAGTAAAGCTCACGTTAGACCTCCTCGATGTTCCCAGAGACCTAGCGGATTCCCGCTAGACCTTTGCTAACCTCGATCCTTGGACGCTGATCATTCCGCAAGGAAATGAACAGTTTAAAAGGAAACAGGGTTAGAACAAACACGAGCGAAAAGCTCCCTATCTTCAACAAGATAGGTTACATAACGCCCGATACAGCCGTATCGCCGATGCCGGACGAGATCTGATTGATCGCGCCTATCATCAACGAAAGAGCTGCACGGACATTAGGAGCGTCCGCAAGGTCAGCACCCGCCGGGACATCGATCTGAAGAGTCGCATTGAGAACGCGACTCGACTGACCGGCCAGGGGGGTGACGCCCTTGCGTACGATCACCTTGTAAGTGTTGGTCGGAACACTGCGGAGAACGCCCGTCACAGGATCAACAGGGGGCAACTGTTTAAGAACAGGAGGCCTGCTGACCGTGATCGTGAACGGACGACTAGCGGAAGATGCCGTGTCGACACCAGACTGGGTACCGCCAAGAGCGGTGACAGCCTTCTGGACAGACTGGGCATTCGGCGGCGTATCAGCCACCAACGTATAAGTTGGTGACGTCAGCGCCGTCTGAGCTCCACCCGTGACGGGTGAAGAGATTTGCATCGTCATGAGGTAATACCTCGAAAGGACAACGTTGAAGGTAACAAAGAGACAAAAGTCTCTCCGGGTTATGCTAACCGGGAAGTCAGGAGTGCACCGATGTTTTCCCACGGACGACTAGAAAGAGGTATATCCCAATGAAAGGATATATCTAACTGGTCAGAAGTAAGGATAGATCGGGTTCCCGTCTTCCAGATCATATTACCGCCGCTGTTGTTAACAGTAGCAAAAATCGTCTTAACTGAAGCGTCAGGCGTGAAAAACGCGCGTTGTGGAGTTATCTCCACATTGCTCGAAGTCACAATGGCGCCCCAGGAGAGATTCGTGCGCTGGAAACAAAAGTTATCGATCATATCACCAACATTGGTGAAATAATCGACGATCCAGGAGTAAGGAATCAGGTTCCAGACAGTAGGCAGAAAATGCGGCAAATCAAGCTGCAGTTCCTGACTAAGTGGCCGGAGACCTGAGTCATTACTACCATTACGTACACCACCCATGCAATACACATGATAACTACCAACGACTCGGTAGGGCATGTGGATCGCACCTGCTCCATTAGATATAGTATCCTCCCAAAAGGAGGCACTATATGGCGTGAAAGCAGAAGCACGGACTGGTGATAGCGGAGAGATATGAGACTCACGAATGTGAGCGATACCGTCCGCGGCATCCATAGCTAATGGACGCCAACCAAACCGGTACTCGAGGTACGCATCAGCCAACGCTTTGGAAACAGAGGGTCCCTTCTTCCTACCTCGGGCTATCCTTTTAACCCGATCAATGTAGGATAAAGTCAGATCTCTGAGGCCATGCATCGGATTGATGATCGTCTCTAAGGTTTCTTTAAGCTCGCCAATGTCTTGACCAGCCTGAAAGGCTGATCGAGCAGATTCGCAAGCCTGAATAAACTTAGAAACACAGCGGTCATGAGTCGTTTGGACTACTGAAGCGCTGGGATTGGGAATCGAGGGAATCGATAACCAATTACCTTCACCACGCCCCTCAAACCAAAAGTTTGGATTTGAAGGGTCCTCAGTCCTAACATACCAAACGCAGGTAGGGAAAGATTGAGGTGACTCATGCCACTGACGAAAGTTAGTGACATTAAGACCACCTTTTATCAAACCCCGCCACGCCGGCTGGTCAAGACCAGAGGCCGTAAAAACGGAATAATTAGCCAACATACCACCAGAATCGATGACGGTGGCCCAACCAGGGCCGTTCCATCCACGAGACTGGTAGAACTGATGGTAATAAAGATTCCTAACACGGTTGGTAGAAGACATAACACTCCAGGAGTGTCAGTAGGGATGTAAGGGTACCACCCTCACAAGTTGTCTAACTGACAGAGAGATCTAGAGCCAAAGTGCACCTTCATTGAAGCGTCTGGTCCAGGTGATAAAAGGCATGTTGACAAGAATCTTGTCAGCAAGCCAAAAACCATCGGGATCTCTTCTCTTGATAATAGCCTTATAAGGGCTAATATCGTCAGAAGACGGAATTGAGTCATAGTGATATTCTAATACCACTAAATACTCATATACAGAGAACACGACAATGTCGATGTACATAAGGGCTCCAGAGAAAGCCTAAAGGGCTAATAACCCCAAGGCGAAGCATCGCAAAACCGAGCTAAGGAATTTAGCTCGACGATGCGAGAGGCCCCGAAAGGGG